ATGTAGAGAAATTGCATACCACTTAATTAAACAGGAAGAGACATTAGGTTATATCGCTTTAGAAGAAAACTGTAAGCATACAGCAATCTCTCTAATGGGTCTGGCTATAGATGTACCTCTTCATTTAACTCAGGAAGGAATATCAAATGATACTCTTAAAACTGCTTTCGATACTACCGTTGGCAATGGTCGTGTTTTCCTCTACGATTCTTTCGGCTCTATGTCTACGGATAAGCTCATGGAGCAGGTCAGATACCTTGCGAAATCTTGTGGCACTAGCTGGATTATCATCGATCATCTCAGCATTATTGTTTCAGGTATTGATGATGGTGATGAGCGGAAAGCTATCGATGTTATAATGACGAAGCTACGTTCTCTTGTAGAAGAGACAGGCATCGGACTTATCTTAGTCAGTCATTTACGCAGACCTGCAGGTGAACAAGGTTGGGAGAATGGTAAAGAAGTTACCCTCAATTCCCTACGTGGTTCAGCCGCAATCGCACAGTTAAGCGATATGGTTATCTCAGTAGAGCGAGACCAACAAGGTGACAACCCAAACACTACTACCGTGAGAGTTCTCAAGAACCGCTACAGCGGAGAGACAGGCATAGGTTGTTACCTAAACTACAACAAAGAAACTGGACGTATGATTGAAACCCAGAACCCAGACAACGCTCCCGACTTCGGGGGTGATGAAGATGATTTTTAATTTAACTAGCTAGTCGAGAGGGACAGCATCATGAAACGTATTATGTTTGACATCGAAACAGATGGTCTAGTACCAGACCTAACAGTATGCCATAGCCTTGTGTTATTAGATATGGATACTGAAGAAGTATTAAGCTGTGCAGATCAGGAAGGATATACATCTATTGCAGATGGTATGGCTTATCTTGAGAATGCGGAGTTACTTGCAGGTCACAACATCCAAGGGTTTGACTTCCCTGCATTAGAGAAGTTGTTTGGATTTGTATATGAAGGTGAGATACATGACACGTTATTGATGTCCCGTCTCGTCTGGTCTGATCTTAAAAACAATGACTTCAATTACATTAAGAAGAACTTAGACTTCCCTAGAAATCTAATAGGTAGCCACTCGCTTAAAGCGTGGGGTCTTAGGTTAGGTGATAATAAGATAGAGTATGATGGTGGCTGGGCTGAATGGTCTGAAGAAATGCAGACCTATTGCGTCCAAGATACTAAAGCTAACCTGACATTCTATAAGTTTATTATGTCTAAGAACCCAAGCCCTCAAAGTATAAAGCTTGAGCATGATTTCGCTCACGTCATTCGTAAGCAAGAGCGACAAGGTTTTAACTTTGATGTATCAGCCGCTAACAAACTGTTGCAGAAACTACAGATGCGACAGGCAGAGTTAGAGACAACACTACAAGAAGTCTTTCCACCTTGGGAAATCAAGACACCATTCGTACCAAAGGTAAACAACAAGACCCGTGGTTATGTTAAAGGTGAACTGACCTACAAGGTTAAGACGATTGTATTTAACCCTGCATCCCGTGACCATATAGCAGACAGATTGCAAGTGTTACGAGGTTGGAAGCCTGAGAAGTTTACAGCCCAAGGCAAACCACAAGTCGATGAGAGCGTACTCAAAGAATTAGATTACGATGAAGCAGTCGTACTCAATGAGTATCTCCTTATCAACAAGCGTATCGGTCAGTTAGCTACAGGTGCTAATGGCTGGCTGAAGAGACAAGTGAATGGAAAGATACATGGACAAGTTAATACTAATGGAGCAAGCACGGGACGCTGTACACACAATCGACCAAACATTGCTCAGTGTCCTAGCGTATCAGCTCCATACGGTACAGATTGCAGAGCCTTATTCCATGCACCATCTGGCTACAAACTTGTGGGAGCAGACTTGTCGGGATTGGAACTAAGAGTATTAGCGCACTTCATGGCTAAGTTTGATGACGGTGCTTACGGTGATGTCGTCATCAATGGTGACGTGCATACACTAAATATGAAGAGTGCTGGTTTGAGTTCACGTAATCAATCGAAAGTATTTGCGTATGCTTTCATCTACGGGGCAGGTTCTGCAAAGATTGGTTCTATAGTTGGCGGTAGTGAGAAGGACGGTAAGCGTTTGATTGATAAGTTCATGAAAGCAACCCCTGCCCTCAAGCTACTTAAAGACGCTGTAACCAGATCAGCTAAAACTAAAGGTCACCTAGTTGGTTTGGATAAACGTATCTTACCAGTACGCTCCACGCATAGTTGCCTCAACACCTTGTTACAAGGGGCTGGCTCGCTAATCGCAAAGCAAGCCACAGTAATCCTTTATGAAAATCTAACCAGTAACGGTTACACATGGGGCAAGGATTGGGCGCAAGTCGCTCACGTCCACGATGAAGTTCAACTTATAGCAAGAGAGGAGATAGCTGATCATGTCGGAAAGCAAGCAGTTAAATCTTTTCAACAAGCTGGAGAACACTTCAAGTTCAGAGTGCCAATTACAGGAGAATACAAAGTCGGCAATAATTGGGCAGACACACACTAGCAATCCACGTTCAATACAGGTGCGAGAGAAAGTGCGTGAAAGAAAGAGATTACTTGTCGCCTATAAAGGCGGCGAGTGCGAACGGTGCTTCAATACATTCCATGAGAATGTCTTTGACTTTCACCACTTTGACCATACTCAAAAACTATTCGGAGTAAGTCAGAATAATATGCAAAGGTCTATGAGTGCTTTGTTAGCTGAAGCAGATAAATGCTTTCTTCTATGTGCTAACTGCCACCGTGAAGTTCACACAACCAACGACCCTAATTTCATTAAAACTAACCATTAAGGATTACTATGATTGATGTATCTTATATGACCCACATGGGTTGTGATAACCTTGTGACAGATGCCGCCCGTGTATCGTTTAACAAACAAGCCGACCAATACGGTGACAACCAAAACGAAAGACTTATAAACTTTCTAGCTAGGGAAAAACATTACCATCCCTTCTCACATCCAGTAGCTACATTCAGATGTACAGCTCCTATCTTTGTTAGCAGACAACTTGCAAAACACCAAGTCGGTGGAACATGGAATGAAGTTAGTAGACGGTACATAAAATCTAATCCTATCTACTGGAAGCCAGAGTTCTTTAGAGCTGGCGCAGACGATGTGAAGCAAGGTTCTAGTTCAGAACCACACAGACGTTCAGATGAATTCGTTGAAGATTACCACGACATCTGCATCGATGCGATTGCTACATATAACAAGATGATAGCTGTTGGAATTTGTGCCGAACAAGCAAGGGCAATCCTTCCACAGGGGGCAGTCACGGAGTGGGTCTGGACAGGTTCATTATTGTTTTGGTCTCGCGTCTACAATCTTAGAATTAAACCCGACACACAAAAAGAAACTAGAGACTTTGCTGAACTACTCGGTGAACAAATGGAAGCTCTCTACCCAATCTCATGGAAGGCGTTAACTCATGATCAATGATAAAGACCTAGTAGTATTTACATCAATGTCACAATGCATTGTTGCACTAGCTACATCCCACGACAGTGTTGAAGACGAAGCCATGAAGAACATAGTTCATGATGCGGCACTCATCTGTTTAGCTGTTATGTCACCCAAAGAAAAAACTAACGCTGATCTAATGGCATTCGATGGGGGTAAGATACAATGAAGTATTTAATAGATGCAGACATTGTTGCATTCAAAGCGGCCTCAAGTGTTGAGCGTCCTATTGATTGGGGCGATGGTATGTGGACACTACACGCCTATGAACATGAGGGTATAGATTATATAAAGAACTACATTCACCAAGTGACTAATCATCTAGGTGAAGGTGAGGTTGTTATGTATCTGACCCATACTGATAACTGGCGTAAAGATGTTCTGCCTGACTATAAGTCTAATCGTAAGAATACACGTAAGCCTCTAATACTAAAAGCTTTACGTGAATATATTATGACTGAGATGGATGGTATCATGGTAGATACTATGGAAGCAGATGACCTATTAGGTATTACTGCAACCAATGAACCAGACTGTATTGTTGTGTCAGAAGATAAAGACTTAAACACAATACCCTGTCACCTTTACAACCCAGCTAAAGACGAGAGGATACGCATAGTATCCGTTCGTGAAGCTGATTACTTTCATATGGTTCAGACACTGACAGGTGATGCTGTCGATGGCTACAAGGGTCTACCTAGATGTGGCATTAAAACTGCAGAAAAAATTCTCGATGGTTGTGAAACCATAACTGAGATGTGGGACGCAGTTGTCAAAGCATATGCAAAACAAAACCTCAATGAATCGGTTGCACTTACACAAGCGCGTGTCGCTCGTATCTGCCGTTCAGACAACTACGATTTCAAAACAAGAAAGGTAATCCTATGGACACCCCCGACCTAGTAAATAAACCTGCCCATTATACTCAGTATGTAATTGAACCTATCGAATTCATAATGCGTAACGACTTACCTTTTCATGTAGGTAACATTGTTAAGTATGCTGTACGCGCTGGGCATAAACAGTATGATGGTATGACCCCACAAGATAGCGAAGCTACAGATTTATATAAGGTGATTAGGTACGCTGAGATGCGGCTTAATCTTCTTACAGGTATGAGTGAGTTATGAGTGGTAAGTACCACGTTGTATCAACCCATTCTTGTACATTCTGTAAAGAAGCAATCAACCTTCTCGAACGAGAAGACATTCCCTTCGAGGTTACATATCTCGAAGAAGAACCGTGGCTAAAGACACTCCTCTTAATGACAAGTGAAACCCACGTTCCACAAATATTCACAGACACTGGCGTTCATGTTGGTGGCTACACAGAACTTAAACAATACGTGAGCAAATAATGACAAAAGAATTAACGCTTAATCAGTACCAAGATGGTGCTGAGAAGACAGCCGTGTATCCAACTAAACACGCACTAGAATATTTAACACTTGGCTTATCATCTGAGGTTGGTGAGCTGAACGGTAAGGTCGCTAAGTATTACCGCAAGGATGGCGTGTACCCAAGGGCTGAAGTCTTAGACGAACTAGGAGATGTACTCTGGTTTGTCAGTGAATTGGCACGGGTACACAATACAACCCTACAAGTATTAGCCGAAAAAAATTTGAGCAAGTTAGCAGACCGCCAAGAGCGAGGGGTGCTAAAAGGAAATGGTGATAACAGATGAAAGATATAAGAGCTGACGTTGTAACAAGACGTACATATAATAGACCCCTCAACGATGAAGGCACAGTGTTTGAAACATGGGAGCAAACAGTTGACCGTGTAATCAACCACCAAGAATGGTTATGGGAACGCAGTAAAGGTGAGAAGCTTAACCAAGGTGAAACTGGTGAGCTTAATGAATTCAGAGAACTAATGATGTCTAGGAAAGCTACAACATCAGGCCGTACCTTATGGCTCGGTGGAACTGATGTAGCTAAGAAGCATGAAGCATCTCAATTTAACTGTAGCTTTGGTAGAATAGAAACAGTCCACGATGTAGTGGATGCATTCTGGTTACTACTACAAGGCTGTGGTGTTGGCTTTGAACCTATCGTTGGTACACTTAATGGCTTTGCAAAGCACATCGAGGTAGAAACGTTTCGTTCGACAAGGACAGACCGTGGTGCTGAAGATAACAAAACAGAACTACGGGTTACTGAAGAAGGCTATCGTATCTATAAGATAACTATCGGTGATAGTGCGAGGGCTTGGGCTAAAGCTCTAGGTAAAATCATGGCACTGAAAGACCCTATCGATAGGTTGATATTAGATTACACTGAAATCAGACCTGCAGGTACTAGGCTAAAAGGTTATGGCTGGATTAGTTCTGGCGATGATACATTACACATAGCACTAGAAAAGATATGTAACATGATGAACAAACGTGCTGGTCAATTACTAACACGTATGGATATCTTAGACTTGCTTAACCATATGGGAACTACATTGTCTTCAAGACGTTCTGCAGAAATCGCAGTGATGCCTGTAGATGATATCGAAGTTGATGAGTTTATATCAGCTAAGAAAGATTTCTGGTTACATGACAATGCACACAGACAACAATCTAACAACTCATTGTTATTCTTTAAGAAGCCTACCAAGTGGGAGATAGCATATATCTTTGACCGTATGGTTGATGCTGGTGGTTCAGAACCTGCATTCATTAATGCTGAAGCCGCACTCAAACGCGCTCCACATTTTAAAGGAGTTAACCCATGCGCGGAGATACTCTTAGGTAATAAGAGTTTCTGTAACCTAGTTGAGATTGATTGGGGTAAATTCCTTGATGACTTCGAAGGTTTGAAACGTGCTGTTTATATGTCAGCTAGAGCAAACTATCGGCAGACTTGTGTGAATTTAGATGACGGTATCTTACAGCGTTCATGGCATGAGCTAAATGAATTCTTACGTCTATGTGGTGTCGGTGCTACAGGTATTGTTAAATGGTTAGACCATCAAGAATATATGTACATGAATGTCGAGAGTATGCTCAAGACACTACAGGCTCAAGCAAGACTAGGAGCTAACAGTATTGCGGATGAACTAGGACTACCTAGAGCTAAACTTGTATCAACCATAAAACCTTCGGGAACGTTGTCAAAAATCATGTCGACTACGGAAGGAGTGCATCGACCATTAGGTAAGTATCTGTTTAACAATGTTACTTTCTCTAAGCATGACCCTATCGTACCCATCATGACTAATGCTGGATACAAGGTAATTGAGAAACCATTCGAACCTGACAGCGTATTGATTACATTCCCTGTATCATATGACGATGTTAGGTTTGATGAAGTTGATGGTAAGTTTGTAAATCTCGAAACTGCAGTACAGCAATTAGATAGATACAAACTAATGATGGATAATTATGTAGACCATAATTGTTCAGTAACCATTAGTTATTCTCCTGATGAAATCCCAAGTATGATTGATTGGATTATGAATAACTGGGACAGCTATGTAGGTGTATCATTCATCTACAGGAACGACCCAACTAAAACTGCTGAAGACTTAGGCTATGCCTACCTACCTCAAGATGTCGTATCTAAAGAAGTATACGATGAATATGTATCAAAACTAGCACCCGTAGATATTGAGAACGCAAACTCATTTGATGAATTAACTGATGATGAATGTGCAACAGGTGCTTGCCCAATCCGATAAGGAATAAATATGGCTAAAAAATCTGCCTACAAACGTAAGGTAGAAGAGCAAGGGCGCGTGGTTAATCCTCGCGTCCAACCTCTACTCCCAAAGAACCCTGCACAAGAGAACTATATGGAGTGTATCCACCGATACTCTCAGGTATTTGTTACTGGTGTTGCAGGTACTGGTAAGACTTATATAGCGGCGGCTATTGCCGCTGATATGTATAATAAACATAGAGTTAAAAAGATTATATTAACTCGCCCTAACATCCCTGCAGGTAAATCTTTAGGTTTCTTTGCAGGTACTATTGAAGAGAAGATTGCACCTTGGGTCTATCCGATTACTGAAGTTCTAACTGAAAGACTAGGTAAAGGTAAATATGAGATAGCTCGTAAGCGTAATGATATCGAAATAGTTCCTTTCGAGGTTATGAGAGGCCGTTCATTTAATGATGCGTTTGTAATATTAGATGAAGGACAGAACCTTACACCTCACGAAATGAAGATGTTTCTCACCAGAATAGGAGAAAACACCAAGGTAATAATTAACGGTGATATATCTCAGCATGACCTTAGTGGTAACTCAGGTCTAAAGATTGCTATAGATTTATTGCATAAACATAACATTCCAGCCGCCCATTGTAACTTCACTCACGACGATGTTGTGAGGTCAGGTATATGTGCCGCATGGACACGCGCCTTTAATTAGGTTGCACTTTAGAGGATTAAACAAACAATGTTTCCTTATATTTCTAAAGAACTACTAGCAGAACTTAACACACGTTTTCCTAATGTATCTCCCAAAGCTGGTGAGACATTGGATGAATTAAAATGGCGTGGTGGACAGCGTTCAGTCGTAGACTTTTTAACAACAATTCATGAAGAACAATTAGCTTCAAATTTAGGAGAATAGACTATGTGCTTTGGAGGCAGTAAAGCCGAACCTACACCCCCACCAGCCGCGCCACCAGCGGTTAACCCTGTACAAACTAATATGTACGACCCATCTACACCTGAGAGTGGTAACACTCAAGAGAAAGGTGCAGTAGCTGATAAGGCCGCTGGAACATCTCAGTTACGTGTAGACCTAGACCCAACTGTTACAAACATGGGTAAAAATACTGGACTACAAATAACAAAGTGAGAACGTAAATTATGAGTCAAGGTACTGCAGAAGCGCGGTATCGTCAGCTCGAACAAGGACGACAATCGTATTTAGATAGAGCTAGAGATTGTTCAGAACTAACTATTCCATCTTTAATACCACAAGATAGCCATAACGAGACAAGTGATTTATACACACCGTTTCAAGGCATCGGTGCGAGAGGTGTTAATAATTTAGCTTCTAAACTTTCACTAGCCCTAATGCCACCTAACTCACCATTCTTTCGCCTCATGGTTGAACCGTATACTTTAAAAGATATGGCTCAAGACGATGCGGCTAGAACTGCAATGGAACAACAATTAGGTGAGTATGAACGGGCAGTAATGTCTGAGATTGAAACGTCTGGTGATCGAGTAGCGGTACATGAAGCGTTAAAACACTTAATTGTCGGCGGTAACGTTTTGTTACAAGTCGGTCAAAATAAAACAAGAGTAATCCATTTAGATAGTTATGTTGTATCACGCGCCCCTAACGGCGAAGTGTTAGAGATAGTAACGGTTGAACACGTTTCACCTAACGCTCTGGACAAAGCGACAGCGGCTAACATAACAGGAAAACTTGAAGGTGACGAAAAGACTGTAGAAATCTACACTCATATAGAGCGTAAGAATGATTTCTATACTGTTTACCAAGAGTGCAAGGGTACATTAGTTACTGGCTCTAAAGGTAAATATAAGAAAGATAGCGTACCATTCCTACCATTAAGGTTCTCCCGTATTGACGGTGAGGATTATGGTCGAGGGTTTGTTGAAGAACTTCTAGGTGACTTACGGTCTCTTGAAGCTTTATCACAAGCAATCGTTGAGGGCGCGGCGGCGGCGGCTAAAGTATTATTCATGGTTAATCCTAACGGTACAACCAGAATGAGAACAATAGCTCAAGCAGAGAATACAGCAATCATTGAAGGTAATAAGAACGATGTGTCTGTTTTACAGATGGATAAGTTCAACGACTTCCGCGTGGCTTACCAAGCTATGCAGGGTATTGAAGAACGCCTATCACAACAGTTCATGTTACAATCATCTGTATCTCGAAACGCTGAACGTGTAACAGCGGAAGAAATACGATATCTTGCAGGTGAACTAGAAGATACCCTATCAGGTATTTACTCAATCTTATCTCAAGAATTTCAGTTACCTTACATTAACCGTAAGATCGACGTACTAACTAAATCTAAGAAGCTACCTAAGTTACCAGAAGAGGTTGTAAAACCTTCAATCGTAACTGGTATGGAAGCACTAGGACGTGGGCATGACCTACGCAAATTAGATTTGTTTATACAAGGAATGTCTCAAGCATTAGGGTCTGAAGTATTACAGCAATATGTAAACTTACAGGACTATATCAAACGCCGTGCAACAGCATTAGGCATCGAGACAGACGGTCTTATTAAAACACAAGAACAAATCTCCCAAGAGCAACAGCAAGCGCAGATGCAACAAATGGCAATGCAAGCTTCGCCAAACGCAATTCAAGAGGGAGTTAAAGCATTAGGAAATTCATATGTTGAAAGCCAAAGACAGCAAGGCGGCGAAGGATAAGAAACCTTCAGAAGAGCCTGTAAAGAAACCACTGGCAACACCTTCCATTATCAAAGGAAATCCACACCCAATTAAAAGGGAAGACTTCTAAGAATGGCAGAAAGCATCACAATAACAGAAGAAGAGACAGGTTCTGAAGCACCAGTTGCAGAAGATAATCTTTCTGAACGACCTGAGTGGTTGCCCGAAAAGTTTAGCTCACCAGAAGATATGGCTAAATCATACGGCGAACTTGAGAAGAAGATGTCATCACCAAATGATACTCCAGAAGCAGACATTGAGACACCTAAAGGTGAACCTGTCAGCTTTACAAAGTTTGCAGATGAATACGCCGCTGGTGGTGAGTTATCTAATGATAGCTTCACAGAACTTGAAGGTATGGGATATCCACGGGAAATGGTGGAGACATACATTAAAGGTATGCAATCAGGAGCAACAGCCGATGTTGCCGCAGTTATGGATGTAGCTGGTGGTGAAGAAGGTTACGCAGAATTAACTGATTGGGCAAAGCAATCTCTCGATACTAAAGAACTAGAGTTGTATAACAACATGGTCGATGGTGGGACTGAGAATGCAAAGATGGCAGTCGAATGGCTTGCATCTAAACGTGAAGCGGCAGAAGGTTCTGAGCCTAGCTTACTACAAGGTAGAGCATCAGCGGCATCTAAAGATGAATTCCGTAGCACAGCACAAGTTGTAGCGGCTATGAAAGACCCTCGATACGGTAAAGACTCAGCGTACACTAAAGACGTTGAAGAAAAACTAGGACGGTCTTCAGTATTTTAAAACTATTATGGTGGGGAGAAATCCCCATCAATACTATTATAGGAGTAACTATGTCTAAGAAAAAACCTTACGGAAAAGGTACTAAGAAATAACTAACACACCTAATTTGGGTGGTTGAGACTATCGACAATGAACGACAAGGCCATATGCGTATGACAACCCTGCCTAGTAAGAGACCGAAAGTCATTCTTAAATCTATAAATTATTTTCAATAGGAAAAGACAATGACAAACGTAACTCCGTCACGCCTCGGCGCGGCAAACCTAGCGGCGGCTAATGCAACGCAGTCGAATGCTTTATTTCTTAAAGTATTTGCTGGTGAAGTTTTAACTGCTTTTGACGAAACAAACGTAATGAAAGATTTACACGTATCGCGTACAATCGCGTCTGGTAAATCAGCATCATTCCCAGTGACAGGTAAAGCGAATGCCGCATACCACACTGTAGGTACACCACTATTGGGTACACAACAAATCGCTCACAATGAAATCGTTATCAACATCGATGACGTATTAATTGCTGACACATTTATCGCAAATATCGATGAAGCTAAGAACCACTATGATGTACGTGCAGAATACTCACGTCTATTAGGTATGGCTCTAGCTAAACAATTCGATGTTCGCTGTTTACAATTAGCTGTATTAGCGGCTCGTTCTGGTGCTACTGTAACAGGTGGTAACGGCGGTTCAGCTATCACAGACGCAGACGCGGCAACTAACGGCGCATCATTAGCGGCATCAATCTTTGAAGCGGCTAAAATCATGGACGAGAAAGACGTTCCTGAGAATGAGCGTGTAGCTATCGTGAAACCTTCACAATACTACAACCTTGTACAAACAACAGACGTAATCAACCGTGACTTCGGTGGTGCTGGTGTTTATGCAGACGGTACAGTTCTTAAAGTTGCTGGTATTGATATTGTTAAATCTAACAACGTACCAACAACAAACGTATCAGCAGTAGCTGGTGAGAACAACACATACCACGGTGACTTCCAAAACACTGTAGCTGTAGTAATGCAGAAGCAAGCTTTGGGTACTGTTAAGTTAATGGACTTAGCAGTTGAAAGAACATCAGGTGACTTCGAAGTTATGTATCAAGGTACATTAATGGCGGCGAAGTACGCAATGGGGCATGGCATCTTGCGCCCAGAGTGTTCTGTAGAAATCAAATCTGCTTAATCTAATTTTTGGGTTGGCCTTTAATCGGGTCAACCCTTTTTTTTAATGAGGACATCATGACAAAACCAACGTCTATGACCGAACTAGAAGCGGTCAACGTTTTGCTGACAACAATCGGCGAAGCTCCTGTTAACACACTTACAGGCAATCAGGTTACAGATGTGACAATCGCTAACCAAGTGCTGACTGAGGTAAGCCGTGAGGTTCAAGCTCAAGGCTGGCACTTTAATACTGAAGATAAAGTTGTGCTTAGTCGTAACGAATTTAAACAAATTGTTATACCTGCAGATGTTGCACGTATAGACACACCAGACTTCAATACAGTTGAGAGAGATGGAAAGCTATTTGATTTAACAGCTAGGTCTTTAGAATTTCAAGCAAGTGTTGAAGCCACAATCGTATACTATAGAGACTTCTTAACTCTGCCTGATGTAGCTAAACGGTACATCACTACAAGAGCCGCACGTATATTTTCAGACCGTATGCTTAACTCAGAAACCATTAGTAAGATGGTATCAAGAGATGAACAAAAAGCCCTGATTGATCTAAAAGATTTTGAAGGAGACACAGCGGATTATAACATGATGGATAGCTATTCAGTATCCCGTGTAATGAATCGCGGAAATAATCGTAGGATGATCTAATGGGTATGATAAGTTCTGCTATCCCCAACTTGATACAAGGTGTATCGCAACAGTCTCCAGCTCTAAGATTATCATCTCAAGCTGAACAACAGGTTAATGCGTTCCCTTCTCTTGTTGAGGGTCTACAAAAGCGACCACCGCTAGAATACGTGGCTACAATGAGTAACTCCGCAACAACGGGGTCATTCACACATTTAATAAACAGAGATACAACAGAACGTTATTTTATGTTTATTAATGCTAGTAATCAGATATCTATCTATGACCTAGCTGGTAATCAGAAAACCGTTACTTACCCTAATGGTACTGCTTACCTAAACAGTACAACACCAGCTACTGATTTTAGAGCTGTTACAGTTGCTGATTATACATTCATTGTTAACTCAAAACAGACAACAGCAATGAGTACACAGCTAACCCCTACATATCCATTTACAGGATTAATAGCTGTTAAACAGGGTGATTATAACCAAAGATTTACAGTATATCTTGATGGTAGTATTGCCGCTAACCACGTAACATCTGAGACTGACCAAGTAGAAACTCGGACAGATGAAATTGCCACGGCATTAGCTTCAGCAATTAATGGTGTTTCTAACTTTTCAGCACAGGCTGATGGTTCAACAGTTGTTATAACCAAGGCAGGTAATGCACCATTCGACCTAGCTACATATGATAGTTTAGGTGACACAGGTTTAAGTCCGACTATAGGTACAGTACAAAGATTTGATGACCTACCTTCAAATGCTCCTGATGGTTATATAGCACACGTACAAGGTGATCAAACAAACGACTTTGATGATTACTATGTAAAGTTTGAAAGTGATAACGGAACACAAAATAAAATAGGTTCTGGTGTATGGATTGAATGGGCTAAACCTAACATAGAATACGAACTAAACGCCGCAACAATGCCACACCTTTTAATAAGACAAGCAAATGGGACATTCACATTTGAACAAGCAAATTGGGGCGATAGAGCTGTAGGCGATGAAATATCCATAGCAAACCCATCATTCATAGGACAGAAAATTACAGATGTATTCTTCTTTCAGAACCGCTTTGGAGTGTTGGCAGGTGAGAATGTTATTATGTCGAGGACTTCAGATTACTTTGATTTCTTTGCAACGACTGCTAGAAGTCTTTTAGATAACGACCCAATAGACGTAGCGGCTAGTCACGTTAAAGTTTCTACATTGAAACACGCTGTGCCTTTTGACCGTAAATTATTACTATTCTCTGATCAGACACAGTTCATTCTAAAGGGTGGTGATTTTATTACACCTAAGAATACATCTATAAGTCAAACAACTGAGTATGAAGCTAATACAGTTACAAGCCCTGTAAGTGCTGGTAGTGTTGTATATTTCCCTGCCAAGCGTGGTGGGTTCACATCGGTTAGAGAATATTATGTTGTTGATGATACAGATAGATCAGACGCAACAGATATTACATCTCACGTAGCTAAGTATGTTCCTGACGGTGTTTATAAGTTAGCGGCTAGTACCGCTGAAAATGCATTAATTATGATGTCTTCTTTAGCTACAGATACAATATTCTTATATAAGTATCATTGGGCTGGGCGTGAGAAAATGCAATCGTCTTGGTCTAAATATACATTTGATAATAGTGAAGTATTAAATGCTGAATTTATAGAAAGCACATTATATGTTGTTTTAAATAAATCAGGTAAAACTCTACTAATGCAAATACATTTTGATGCTGGTCGAAGTGATACAGCTCAAGATTATGTAACTAGGCTAGATTATAGAGTTTCAAACCTAGAGGTTGGTAAGGCATACAATAGTGCAACCAATCAAACAACAATAACAACACCATATTCTTTAACAAATCCAGTTGTAGTAACTAGAGGTACAAATCAAGGTACTGTGTTAACTAATATGAGCGCGTCAGGTACAACAATTATTGTATCAGGTAATCACACATCAACAGAATTTTATGTAGGTGAACGTTACACAATGACTTATGAGTTCTCTGAGCCTACGCTTAAAGAACCTACAGCATCTGGCGGACGTGTTGCGATTACTGGTGGACGACTGCAGATCAAACATTGGCTACTAAGATATCAAGATAGTGGTGATTTTAAGGTCAGCGTTATACAAAAACAAAACTCACAAGCACAAGAATACATCTTTACAGGTCGTATTATTGGTGGTGGTTCTAACTTACTTGGCTCTACAGCATTAGATAGTGGAGACTTTAGGTTTCCAGTTATGTCTAAAGCTGAACGAATACGAGTATTAATAGAGAGTGATAGCCACCTACCCTGCCAATTCTTATCGGCAGAATGGGAAGGCAATATGCACCTCAGAAGTAGAAGAGTAAATGGATAATAAACTACTAACACCAACAACGGTGGAAGATGTAGATTTTATCGCTCCTAAATTAAGACAAGCAGATTATGAAGAATGTAAAGCGGCAACAGGTAATGAGCCTCTAGGCGTTCTTCATAATGGCCTTGATATAGGAGACATAACACTAACCCTACGTTCACCTAATGGTGAGCGTGTGGGTCTGTGTGGTGTGGTAAAATCTGATTTAGAAAACGCAGGGGTCGTCTGGATGTGCGCTACAGATGACATCTATCAATACCAGATGACTTTCTTGCGAAACAGTAAAGAAGCTTTGGCCTACTTAGGTCAAGACTATTCATTACTATATAACTGTGTAGATGCCCGAAACACTGTCCATATGAAATGGCTTGATTGGATGGGCTTTACGTTCATCAACAAGCACGAAAACTACGGGGCTGAAAGCAGACCCTTTTACGAATTTGTAAGGATTAATAAAAATGTGTGACCCAGCAACCATAATGACTGCCCTAAAAGTAGGTGGTGCAGTAATGGAACAAAAAGCAAAAGCAGACCAAGCGGCGGCAGTCGCTAAAGCCTCTAAAGACGCTTACTTTATAAAGAGCAAGCAATCGAACTTACGCCTATTACAAGAACAAAATAAAGCATCTGAGATAAAACAAGATGCTGATTTAAAAGCCATGAAAGCACAAGGGACAGCGTTAGCTGTAGCTGGTGGTTCTGGGGTTCAAGGTAGAAACGTTGACCAGCTTATAAATGATTTTGAACGTTCTGAAGGCATAATGACAGCGAGAGTTGATAGTCAACTTAAAGGTATGCAAGCTCAGAACGAAATGGATAAACTCGCTTTCCAATCTGAAGCACAAAACAGAATAAACTCAAACCCACCACCAAGCTTTGCTGAAAGTCTATTTGCAGTCGCAGAACCTTTAGCAAACTATAAGTTGGATATGGATGAGAAAAACGCTCAACGAACATTCGATATAGGATAGGAGAATAATATGGCACGACCAGTAGTGGGTAATCCATTCGAAAACCAAATACCAAATACATCTCCTACTGCTAGAGTTGTAGAGACATATGTACAACCAGTTAAGAATAACGACTTCGCTAAGTTAACAGAAATGTTAAACCGTTTAGACCCAAAGGTTAAACGTAACGAAGAGAATAATCAAAAACGTGCAGATGAAACAGCGTACAAAGAAGGTACGAGATTATATCAAGAAAACAGAATTGCTATGGGCGAAGCTGTTAAAGAAGGTCTAATACCAGAAGGTGCAAGTCCTTATTTAAGAAAAGGTTATCGTGAGTCACAGATGAACACGTTAGCCATGAGATATACAGGTGAACTAGAGGCCGCATTAGCGTCTGAAAACCTACATCATAACGACGACCCTAATGTAGTTAATAAATTTATTAGTGATTTCCAAGCTGATTTCGTAGAAGCAAATGGTATGTCACAATTCTCTGACGCAGAAATGGCAACTAACTTTGGTACGTCAGCGGCTAAAGCAGAAGAATTATTTAGACAATCTTGGCAGAATAAACATATCGAATGGCAGAAAGAAGAGAACTACAAACAACTTGGTAACGAGGTATATGAAGCTGTCTCTACTATGCTTACTGATGATATGGATGAAGTATCCTATATGACAAACCGTGGGATGTTTGGTGTGTGGTTAGAAGAAACAGCCGCCAAATATTCAGTAAACGGTGCAAACAACGCTAAAGTATTAGACACAATAATTGATGCTGTTGGTATGCACGTACAAGAAACTGGTGATTTAGAAGTCTTAGAGGTTTTTAAAGACACTAAATTTGGTACAGATTTTGTAGGTAATTCTTTATATTATAAGAAAAAAGAAAACGCGATTATAACTAAATCTATACAGATAGAGAACGCTAGGATTGCTAGAGAAGAAAAACTATTAGATAAAGAAAATGAAGTAATTCGTGCAAACTCCGCACAATTCCTTATTGATTATATTAACGACCCAACACCAGAAAATGAAACAATTTTAAGAGGTCAAATATTTAAATTAAGGATGTCGTCTGAAGAGAAAAACACTTCATTAGCAATATCTTACAACAATACTTTAAAGTCAATCGAGAAAGCTCAACAACTTGGTGGACAAAATAAAACTGCAGAAAGCGAACTAAATTTAGATGCGGCTTTAAGTAAAGCTAAAACCTATGAAGAAGCTTCTGATATTATTTTAAGATACGCAGAAGACGGTAAGGTTACTGTAGAAGGTGTTAACGCCAAACTAAATATCTGGAAATCTCAATATAACCCTGAGTTAGACGATAAACTTAATTTAGATTTTGTAGGTCAATCTGTAGAATCTGATTTGTTAAAAGACATACAGCAAATGTTTAAAGGTAACATGGAAGACTTTGATGACGCTAGACATCAGAGAGCAATCCAAGTTGGCTCAGAATACAGGCAATTCGTGAGAATAGGTGTTGAAAAGTTCATAAAAGATAATGGCGGTAGATTTCCTAGTACCATTGAGAGGGACGAAATCACAATGAACGTATTTAGAGTATTAGTAGATAAATACGCAAATGTTTTAGAGAAATTAAGCGATGCAGTTATGACAACTGGAACTAGCAATATTCCAGAAAACCTCAATAACTAATAGAAAGATTATAAAATGGAAGAAGAAGAATTCAAAGACGCACAACAGCGTCTTAAAGGCGGCTTGCTGTCTTCTACAGACTTCATATCCAAATACGGTCAGGATAAATATAATTCGACTATTGGTGTTATTGAGGCAGTACAGGAGACTAATGTTGTAGAAGCCGAACCAGAAGGTACTGGCTTCTTTGGTACTCTTGCCGACATGGGCGAAGGTATCTTAAACGGTATCGAAGGAGCTATCAACGAAACAGCACAGACAGTTAATAGTGCTGGCGAGTGGGTGGAAGATAAGCTTGGTACAGGTCGTTTAGTCTGGGAAGACAATGACGGTGATGGTAAAGCTGATAGTATGATACCTACCTACTGGGATAGGGAAAAGGTTGTAGCTAACAAAGATAAGCTAGATCAAGACATTATCACTAAAGCTGTAGAAAACTTAAACATTATTGATGACGAACGTGAAACCATGATTGGTGGTTTTACTGAAGGTATCTCACAGTTTGTTACAGGATTTGTTGCACTTGGTGGAGCAAAGACTTT